CTTTTCTTATATTATTTGCTATTGATAATAAATCAGGATATGATTTTTTTAATGTAACAGCATCAAACTGTGCAGTTTGGGATGCTGCTCTGTTTGCAAATAAAATTCTTAAATTTCTATTACCACCGCTATTATTAGGAACAAAAAACTTACAAGGTTTTGGAATTCCATTATTTGTGTTTTCTCCAATAATTTTATATGTGCTAAGACTACCTGTATTTTCAAGCGGTGTCCATGTTATAAGTGGCGTAGCTAAATCATCAGCAGATGTTGTGTCTACTACAGAATAATATATTCCTCCTGCACTTGAAGAATATGCAAAAAACAATTCAAACCATTGATTTCCATGAACAGTTATTACATCTGATTTAACATAACCATTAGGAACAAAAGCTGAATCATTTGAATTTCCAAGTGCATAAGTTCCAGCTGATACTAATTTACCACTAGTTCCATTTCCTCCATATTGATTTGATGAAGATTCTGCTGTAAAAGCTACATTTGTGCCTGCATCTACTTCACTCCAATTTGAAACATCCCCAGTACCAAATCCTCCATTTGCAACATAATTTGTAGTAAGACTATCTGCATAATCATGAGTTGATTCTACTCCTGATAAAAATGTTGGCCCAGTATTTGATTCAAATAAATACAAACCAGTATTTGTTCCATCTGTTACGCTATCTGAATATAATTGTACAAATGGTACTCTTTCTCCATAAGAAGTACCTTGTGCACCATATCCGTAATACCTTGCTTCAGCTTTACAATAAAAACATAGAAGATATTCAACGCCAGCTTTTAATGTTGTTGCTCCTATAGTTGTAGAATCAGTATCATCAGCAGAAAATGCTTCATCTGTTTTAGGATTATATGTAACAAAACCTAATGGCTTAGTTTGATTAGTGGTTATTCCTGAAACCTCTGTTCTTAAAAAATATTTACTATATTCATTATATGAATTTATATTATCATGCCAAGATTCACCTGCTTTATCAATATAATCTGTTGAGCCTTCATTTCCAAACACAGAACCATCTCCTACCCATCTGAATATTTTATATGTTGAAGAATTTGTTGCATCTGTTCCTAAAACAGAATCTAATCGAGCTTTATTTGTAGCTCCATCATAATCTACGATTCTTCTAACTTGTCCTGCTCCATTACCGCTAGATATTAATATAGAATAATTATTATAATAGTCGTCTTTACTGTGACCTAAATTAGTTGTATTTACATGATATGAAGATAAATCTTGAAGTTGTATAACAGGATTAGTATCAAAAGGACTTCCACTATGAGAGTCTGCATAACTTTGAACAGTTCCTTCTTCATATGAATTTTCAAATTCACCATCTATAATGCTTGTAGAGTAATCAACTCCTGTAGCAAACAATCCATATCCTACTTGAAAATTTGTATTACTATGAGGGAGTCCATAGATATGTTCTACTAATGAACCCCCTATTTTTAAAATACCTGCTTGAGATGATGTTACATTCCAAAATTGTGAAAATTCTGTATCTTCTATATCCCTTGCATCAGAATAACAATTTAAACCACCAGAAAAATCTTTTATCTCAAGAGTTTGTTTTGCCACTATTTACCTTTTATTTTATCAACAATAGGTTTTAATACCATGTCCCAAACTAAATCATCTTTTTTAGATGGACTTAATTTAATTACTTTTTCTACTACATATAGGGCTAATAAAACATATTCCCAATTAGCTGTAATAAATGACATCATTATTTTTCTCCTTTTTTTGTTTTTCTTTTAGCTTTACAACCACAACCTGTACATACTAAATCAACTTTAGGATGTGAGTTTTTTTCTAATGCTTTAATTCTTTTTTCATGATTACTAGCAATTTCTTTATCGGAAGCTTTTTTAATAGCTTTCATTACTTGTTTAATAATCATATTTATTATAAATTTTTGTCCTATCATTTAAAATTCCCAATCTTCATCATCATCTATATACATCTCAAATATTTCCCATTTTCCTAACCACCATAATCCTCCAACAAAGACTATCACAAAACCTAATATGAAATAGCCTAAACCAATCATTACTAGCCTTTAATCTTAGCATAAAACGTCATTAAAGCTAATATTATAGCAAAGCTTAATGATATAAATGTTAATATAGGGTTTAAAACGTCTAAAATGCCTATTACTGTTGATAAAAAGCTTGTGCTTATACCTATCTCAGGGTAAGTACTTAAAACCCTTAATGTGTCCTTCATTTTTTCTCCTTGCAATTATCCCATTTTTTTAAGTCAAGCATTGGTAATGGCTTTTCTATTGTATGGTCTTTTAATTTAATGTTTTGTATTGACAACTTGTTTCCGCCTTTAATATATGGTTTTCCATCTGCATCACATCCAACATCATAAACAAATACTGTAGTTTTCCATAATGATATTCTTGTTATACGTGCAGGCCTTCCATTTAAAATTATTGTATCGTCTACATTGAGGTCGTTCCCAGCCATAGTTTTTAAACCTTCTATTGCAGATTCGATGGTACTTTTTCCCAATAGAAAGATAAACGCTCCTATTATCATCCATCCATATTCCCCTATTAGATGTTCTATTGTTTCTTTTTCCATTATTCTCCATTATTTATTACCATCAAGATACTGACCCCATAAAGAAGTCTTTCCATCAATTATTTCTAAAACATGAACTATATGGTCTCCATTTTTAAAAAAATCTATTATAGCCAGTGCGTGATTCCAGTTAGTTAAATTACCTCTTAACCAATCTTCATCTTTTTTAATGTCTTTTAAACATCCCATGCTGTAGCCACTCATTGTTCCTTTAACTCCAGTATCAGTATATCTTTGTAGGTCATGTGTATGTCCATACATAATATTGTCTTTGTAAGAGCTAAGATGTGCTTTTGCATGATGCATTCCAGTTTTATGTCCGTGTGTAAAATTTAATTTTCCTATTCTTAAAAGTTTTCTTCTATGATAAGGATGATATTTATATCCACGTTCTTTTATTCTTAATGCATTTTGAGTTTCATAATGGCTAAGATAAGGGTATCTTACTACAAAATTGTCCAACCATACTTCATGATTACCTTGAACAAAATGTCGAATTTTACATTCAACTTTATCTAAAGATTTATCAATTATGTCCATTCCTTTATTTACATCTTTGACATCTTTATCTAACAAAGGAATTAAGTCTTCCATTGTTTTTTTATTTCTACCTTTCCAGTAATGATTACTGAAATGTTCCCATTCGCCTGTGTCACCTAAATCTACGTATATTGTAGGTTTAACTATTTCAATAACTTGACACACTATATTTATTGCTTTTTTGCAATGAAAAGGAAAATGTTTATCAGGAGTAACTACTGCTCTGTTAACAATACCTTTGTTTAACTTTGCCATTCTAACCTCGTTTTATTTCAAAAAACTATTTACCGCTTAACTTCTTTTTCAAAGTTTTCATATTATTCCTTGTTTAAATTAAATGATATTTAACTGTCATTTGCGCTGTTATATCACTTGTTCCTTCAGTATTTTCTACAAAAGCTAAAATTACTTTTCCAGAATCAACTGAAGATGAATCAATAACCATATTTGATTGTTTTATAGTTGGTGCACTTGTACCTCCAGATTGTATTACGCTTGAACAATGAGCTAGTAATGCACCTGATGATAAATCTCCTATATTTGTATTATTATCAAATGTATAAGAATATAAATGATAATCTAAATTATGAGCACCATCACAACCACTTAAAATACTTACCTCATCAATATATATATTATCTGTTAAATACCAATAACACATTATAAATTGTTTCCAATTTGCACCTTTAGCACTAATATCCAAAGATGTAGCTGGGTCAGTTCCTGTTCCAAAAGCATTATCTCCAGTAATACTACTACTAGAATATTGAAATCCTAACAACATTGGATAATGTGTATTTTGGGCTACACTTAAATCATATAAATTAAATTGTTTATATAATGTAACTCCTCCAACTGTATTTGTTCCAGTTGAACCTGCTTTTGTATTTGCGTCAGTTGTCCATGATGTTGAATTATATGCCATATTATAACCTCGGTACAGATAGAGCTCTCACTCCACTTTTTCTTGATGGATATTGTCTTATTGTTTTATCATACATTGTTTTAAAATATTGAGCTCTTTGTAAATCACCTGCGTCTTCAAACATTCTTGATTTTATATAACACACTACAGCAGAATGCAATCCTGAATCTAAACCACCTGTAGTTTTTAAATCATGAGTTTGTGAGCTAATAGTTTCATATTTAGAAGAATATGTTATTCTTAATCCTCCAGTCACATCAGAACCTTGATAAGAATCGTATTTTTCTTTTGTTTTTTCTCCAGTTGTTGATGTTGTATCTTCACATACAATAGCTATTCTTTGGTCATCATTATACCATGCAAAATAATTATTTGGATATGTTCTTTTATTTGTTGCCATAATTTTCCTATTTTAATGAATCATCTGATGATTCTGTATCTTCTTTTAATAATTTATGTGCATCTGCTAATTTTGGTATCATTACATATCTATCATTTGTATCTAATATTTCAACTCTTTTAACACCAATAACATTATCTTCTAATTCATACCATCTTTTCTTTTCTTCTAAATTAGTTGTAGATGAAACACTGTAATTTCTTTTATTTGAAGCAATATCATCTAATGCATCATTTATTAATTGAAACATGTATTGCTCTGATTGTCTTCCAAATAGTTTTTCTATTTGTTCTATAATATTTTTAGCTGTCATTATTTAGCTCCTTGTTGTGCCTTTGGTATTCCTTGAGCTGCTAACATAGCAATTCCTTTATCATAATCTTGTTTTAAAGATGATATAATTGGGGCAAACAATTCAGGGTCTTCTTCATTAGTCATTAAAAATTCAGTTGCTTTTATTGATGCATATAAAACTACTAAATATTCCATTTCATTTGGAAAATTACTAATAGAATCGTCTGTATTAGCAACTGTTGGGTCTGCAACAACATAATAAATACCAGAAGATGAAGCTGGCAATATATTAATTTTATTTCCTTCTACATAATATACAGGGTCTGTTGCTGATGCAAATTCTATACTTGATGAACTTGAAGCTTTATGTTTATCCATTGGTCTTATTTGTCTACATTCAACACTACCTGCATACACACTACCTAATTGCCCAGTAATCATTGTTTCTGCTTCTGAATTAGCTGCATTTGAAGTAAATGTTTGTTTAGAATAACAATATTCTTTTAAGTTGGGAGGTAAAATATTTGTAACTTCTCTTGTTCCATCTTGAAGCCATTGAGTTAAAGCATTATCATCTCCCACATTTCCTACTAAATCTTCAATTTGAGTTTTAAAATTAGCCATTATCTTCTATTCCTATCTGCTATATCTGCATCCATTGTTGTTTGACTAAACTCAACTTGTGTTTGTCCACTCCAAGTTTTTCTCATATTAATACCATCTGATATATTAACTCTTGTTCCAAACACATATCCACATTTACATATATGGTCATCATTAGCTTTAAAGTCTACACATTTTTTACAAGAGTTACAATAGTATGTTCTATTTCTTTTCATAAATTACCTTTAATTTAATATAATTATCCCTCACTTACAAATGTATCACTAGCAGCTAAAACTTGCGCTTCTGACTTAGTTAATACACTAAAATTAGGATATGCTTTATTAGCTCCTAATTCTATAAGCTCTGATAATACTCCATTTTTCATAGACCATTCACCTTTGATAAGACAATACGCTTTATCGTGTGAATATCTTGGAGCACCTACCTTACCTGCCATAATAATATCATACCAAGTAGGAGATGATTTATAAGTAATATCCCCAGTATCTTCATCTACTGATTCTACTATTGGATATAGTTCTTTTATTTTGGTACCAACAGCACTATCATATGCACTGCTTGGTAGACAAAAATACATTTCATAATGTGCCATTATCTGTGACTCCTTTTACCTGCGTTATAATTTCTTTTTACTTCTGCTGCTGTTAATATATCACTATAAAAATTTAAATCATCTATTTGACCATCAAAATGTCTAATAAAATCAGCTCTATTCCCCACATACATATCATGTCCAGAATCATCAACAATAGTGCCACTTCTAGTTTCGTCTTCAGAGCTATCTACTAATACACCATTTACATATATTAAAGCTGCATTTCCTGTTGCACTACCATCATAGGTTACAGCAATATAATTCCACTCATTTAAAGTAATATTTCTATTATCAGTTGTAAAATTACAAATACCACTTGAACTAAATTTAGTTGTATAAACTAGTTTACAAGTATCAGAACTAAATGCTTGTATATAACAATAATGAATACCACCTTTTTCAAAAATTCTACCATAATCTCCTCCACCCATATCTGTAGGATAAATCCAAACAGAAAAACTTCCACCATCTGCTGTTATATTATCTGTATCAAGACCCTTTCTTATAAGATTATAGGATTGATTGTAATCTAAATTCAAGCTATTAGTAAGCTTTTGTCTATTCATTAGAAATCCTTGAGAATCTCTTGTAGCATCTGCTCCTGCTGTGATTAACATTGTTTCTGTTGAATCTACATTTGCATCATTACTGCCCTTTAAATCTTTCCATTCAGATAAACCATTATTTCTTAAATATAAAGACAAACCACCACTACCTGATGCATCTAAAGCTGATTTGGCTTTACCATCATTATATAAATCATTTATTTCAGATTCTGTTAATATATCTGTATAATGAGATATTTCAGTCATTGCTCCTTCAAATGGTTGGCTAGAAGTTCCATATCCAGCACCAAAATAACCTACTTTTAATTTCTTACCATCAGTAGTATCTGCAGTAGCTGAAGATTCTCCTTTCTTTTGACCATTAACATAGAAATCTATAGTTCTATCTGTATTCCATATAAATGTATACATTTCCCATTTTCCTACTTCTAATGTACCTGAAGTAGTAGCAGTGATACTATAAGGAGTGTTATTATCTGGCTCAAATTGAACAAGTTCATTGGTTGATACAAAGGAACCAGAATTTTTTTGATACCTCATATAATTTTCAGTTTCTCTTGCCCCAAATATAGAATCGTATATACTAATAGAATTTGGGAATACCCACATATTTATAGTTTGCCCAACCTCAAAATAAAAATCACTATCTAATTCAGCAGCTGTATTTGATTTATATCCATCAAACCAAGCCAATTGATTATAAGATTGTAAAGCTGTTTGTGGTATATCAAGTTGTTGGTCTGCATCTGTCCAGCCTGATGCTATACCTACTTCTTTAACTGATACATCGTCTATTGTAAAAGTAGTAGTTGCATTATTATCACCAGTAGATTGATAAATTAATAATGCAGATGAATTAATAGCCACAATATCTGCATAATATTCTTGTTCAGTTGTATCTATTGTACCACCAGTACTACCATCACTAGCTCTAACAATATTTGCTGCATAACCTCCAATTGAAATATTAATATCAGGAGTTGTTTTGCCAGCTATATTGTCTAATTTAGCAGATATTCTGTATTTTCTACCAACTACTATTGGATGCGCTCCACCTGCACCATCTATTAAACTTAAGGCTAATTGACATCCTTCATTACCACCAT